GTCGGTTGTCGAAACATACGCGCGTGCGCGAGGATTTTGGAAAATTTGGGGCAAAACCTTCCTAATAACCGCCAATTCGAAAAAACGATTTAATTTTGCGGCAAAAAAGAGGTGAAAAATGGTATGAAAGAAAGGATGACTTCTACCCAGCAAGTCAGGAAGATTCTGGAAGAAGCTAAAGAGAAAGGCCTTAACACAGATTACTTTTTCAAGACCACTTTGAACCGATACAAGATGCAGTTGAAGCTCCTGAAGGAGCTGGAAAAGGCGATAAAAGAGAATGGCCCGCTGGTGACCAGGGTATATGTGAAAGACCGAGAGAACCTTGTGGCGAATCCGGCGATCGCCGAATATAACAAGACAGCTACAGCAGCTAACGGAACCGTTACCACACTAATGAGTATATTAAAGACCTTGCCGGACATGGAAAAGATCGAAAACGAAGATAATGACGACAGCTTCGGCGGGCTGATATAAAGATATGGCAGCAGTAAAGACACAATTTCCTCCGGAGGTAATGAAATGGATTGATATAGTCAGGGAAGACAAGCCGGTGCATCGTGTCAGCCGTGACCAGAAAGACATGACAGCCCATGTGCTTAAATGCTTCGACACGGAAGACTTGTATCTGGACGCTGTGAAGTTCGACAGATACATGGCGCTGATTAAGTCCTATGTGCCTTTCAAACTTTTTCCGTGGCAGACATTCCTGATCTGCATGCATCTGTGTGTGTATGACAGGAAGACACACCGCCCCAGGTGGCCGAAGCTGTTTGCGATGCTCGGCCGTGGAGCCGGGAAAGACGGGTTTATCGCGATAGAATCACTATGTTTGTCCTCGGAGATCAACGGGATCAGGCATTACAATGTCGATATATGCGCTACGCAGGAGGACCAGAGTAAAAGGCCGGTAAAGGATCTTACGGAATTCTTCGAACGTCCGGAGGTAGAAAAGAAGATCCGAAAATTCTATTACTGGACGAAAGAGATCGTCCAGAACCGCAAAACGCTGAGCGAGATCAAAGGGCACACGAATAATCCTAAAGGCCGAGATGGTTTAAGGCCTGGCATTGTGATTTTTAATGAAGTCCACGCTTTTGAGAACTATGCGAATATAAAGGTCTTTAAGACCGGCAAGGGGAAGGTTCCAGAGCCGAGGGAGGCATATCTTACATCAAATGGCGAGGTTCGAGGGGCTGTCCTGGATGATTTCCTCGAAACTGCTGCAGAGGTCAACACCGGCAGGAAACCGGATAAAGGCTGGCTGTATTTTATATGCCGGCTTGATTCGGAAAAAGAGATCGATGATGAAAGCTGCTGGGTAAAGGCGAACCCTTCGCTTCCGTACCTTCCGGAGCTGCTGGAAGAGACGAGGGACGAATATTACGAGTGGAAAGAGAATCCCGCCCGGAATATGGACTTCCCAATCAAGCGCATGGGGCTATCCAAAACGGCGGAAGAAGCCGCTGCTGCAGACTGGGAAGATATCGCAGCCACAAACAGGCCGCTTCCGGATCTAAGCGGCAGGGAATGCACATGCGGCGTGGACTACATGAAGACTACGGACTTCCTCGGCATAAACCTGCACTTTAACATAGCCGGTGAGCGGTATGATATCAACCACACCTGGATATGTACGGCATCAAAGGACCTGCCAAAGATCAAAGCACCCTGGAAAGAATGGGCGGCAGCAGGCCTCGTAACGGTCATAGACGACGTTGAGATACCGCCGAGCCTGGTGAGCGAATATATCGCACAAATGCAGCAGAAATACCGCATTAAGACCGTGGCCATAGACTCATACAGATATACTCTGCTGAGCAAAGAATTAAACAGTATCGGGTATTCAAAGGAAAACAAGAACCTTGTACTCGTTAAGCAGACCGACATATTGCGTGTCGTGCCTGTTATAGATCACCTATTCATTAAGCATCTCTTCACATGGGGAGACAACCCGCCGCTTAGATGGGCGGCGAACAACACAAAAACGATCCGGTACGGGCGAGACATGGGAGCCGATAAAGGCTCCTTTGTTTATGCAAAGATCGATTCGGAGCGGAGGAAAAACGATGCGTTTATGGCGCTTGTAGCGTCCGTGGCCGTCGAACTGGATCCGCAGCCGTGGGAATATGCAGCGCCTTCATGGTTGGACGTTTCGTTTTAAAGGAGGAGCCTAAAAATGGCCCATTGGACAGAGACGATCAGAAATGTGCTTTTTGGGAAGCGCGGTTTTCTGGACGAGCAGATTGTGATCAAGATCCCGCAGTCTGCATACATCAAGAACCTTGCGGTGCATACAGCCGTTTCAATCATCGCAAACGCACTGAGCCAGTGCGAGATCGTAGTGTACGAAAACGGAACACAGGTTAATAACGAAAACTGGTATGACCTGAACGTGAAGCCGAATGTCAACGAGAACGCTTCGAGCTTCTGGCACAAGGTCGTTGAACGGATGCTTACAGCTCCGCAGGGGAAGGGGGCTTTGGTTTTCGTTTCCGGAGGAAGATTGTATGTCGCCGACAGCTACGAGATCCAGGAAAAGAGGCCGTTCAAGATGGCTGGCAACCTATACACCGCTGTTACGGTCGATGACTTTCAGCTGCAGAAGACCTTTACTGCAAGAGACACGATCCTGTTTAAGCTTAATGATTCAAGCATACAGAAAGTTGTGGATTCCGCATATGAAGAGTTGTCGGGAGCTGTTTTGGCAGCAATAAACTCATATGCCTCAGAACATACACAGAGATGGAAATTTAAAGTCTCATCGATGGAGGCAGGATCCGCGGAGTTTAAAAGCAGCTGGGAGAGCACACTTAAGAAAAAGATCCAGGAATATGTCAAGGGAGACACAAACGTATACGTAGAGTATGACGGGCGCACGCTGGATCCGGTGGATATGGGCGATAAGAACTCTTCGGCCGAAGACGCGGCCAGGTTCATATCGGAGATATACGATTTCACGTTTAAGGCATTCCATATCCCGACCGGCCTGCTAACAACGACAGGCAACAACAACATCGGGGATCTGATGACCTTATTTCTCACATTTGCGGTTGATCCGATTGCAGACATGATCGGGAAAGCGCTCACAGGAGCTTACTACGATGCCGACGCGTATGCCAAAGGCAATTATTTCCGCGTTGACACGAGCAAGATAAAACATGTCGACATTTTCACCATCGCTTCCGATGCTGACAAGCTGATCTCGTCAGGATTTGCGACCATTAACGAGACCAGGAAGGCAGCAGGACTGGATCCCGGGGATGAGAAGTGGCTCGACGAACATATTTTAACAAAGAACTATGAAATTGGAGGACCCAGCGATGGAACAGAAGAACAGACGCTTTAATTGCCTTTTCCAAAAGGACGATGAAGCGAAAAGCTATAAGCTGTACATCAATGACGTGATCGAAGGGGACGGCTGGTATACGAAATCAGAAACAGGAGCAAACTATTTCGCTGATAAGCTCTCAGAAGTTCCCGAAGACGCGACCCTCGAAATCCACATCAACAGTGACGGAGGCGATGTGTATGAGGCGACCGCGATCTATAACCTGCTTAAGCAGCACAAGGCTACGAAAGTAGGAATAGTCGATGGCCATGCCTTCAGCGCGGCTGCATTCATCCTGCAGGCATGTGACGAGAGGGTAATGCTCGACGGCACAACGATGCTCGTCCATAATGCATGGACGTTTGCTATTGGCAATGCCAAAGAGCTAAGAAAGGTGGCGGATGATCTTGATACTGTGATGGAATCGAATCGCAAATTATTCCTGCAGAAGTGCAAGTTATCAGAAGATGAGCTGATGAAGCTCATGGATGAGGACAAGATCATATCTGCCGAAAAGGCACTTGAATATGGATTCACGGACAGGATAGGTTCAAATACTGCCGAGGATCCGGAAGAAGGGCCGGAGGAATCTCCGGAAGAAGAACCGGAAGGATCTCCGGAAGAAGGGCCGGAGCCCGAAGAGGTACCCGTAGGCGCTCCTGCGCAGACCAGGAAGGATTGGAGCGCAGCAGCTAAGTATTTCAAGAAATTTTATTAAACAAGGAGAATCATAATGAAAAATCTTATGGAAATTTCAAAAGTAGCAGAAGCGACCTCAATGATGGTGGCTTCCTGGGCGTCAAACGACGAGGAACAGATCAAACAGGCCTCAGAAAAGTGGAGCCAGGCTGTTTTCGAGCAGATGGTTCACGAATATGAGGCCATGGGCAACGACAGGGCTGAGCTCGCACGCCGCGGCTACAGGACCCTGACAACAGAAGAGAAAGGCTTTTATGAGAAATTCATGAAGCAGCTCGAAGCCCCGCAGGCGACATTTTCAGACGTACTCCCGGCGCTTCCTGTCACCATCATCAACGACATTTATAAGAACATCGCCAACGAGCACCCGCTTCTTGACGCCGTTAATTTTGTAAATGCCGGCTACAGCACAAAAGTGCTCTGCAGCAACCGTACGATTGCTGCGGCGGCATGGGGCCAGATCCCGGCACAGATCGTGCAGGAGATCACTTCGGCCTTCAAGATCATAGACCTGACACAGGCTAAGCTTTCATGCTATGCACTGCTTCCGCAGGACCTTATCCGCATGGGAGCGACCTTCCTCGATGCATATGTAAGAAGGATCCTTACTGACAGCATCGCGGTAGCCCTTGAGGCAGCCATCGTGACCGGCACCGGCAAAGACCAGCCGATCGGCATGGACAGAAAGGTCGACGCGCAGGCAGTAGTATCGGATGGCGTATACGCCCAGAAGACAGAGGTTGAACTTACCTCACTGGATCCGGAAACGCTGGGAGCCTTTATCGGGGATAATATTGCGACATCAGATAACGGTGTGGCAAAGACCAATATGAATGATCTGCTCTTCATCTGCCCGGCTGTTGACTACTGGAAGAAGGTCATGCCCGCGACCACGGTCATGAATGCAATGGGCCAGTATGTTGGCGGCGTCCTTCCTGTACCGGGCAAGATTGTCCCCTCGGCTGCGCTTGAGACCGGCCACGCGATCCTGGGCTTCGCGTCCGAGTACACGGTAGGCCTCGCAGCTCCGAAGGACGGGTCGATCTTTGTATCAGATGAAGCGAAATTCATCGAAGACATGAGGACCTTTAAGGCCATCACATACGCGAATGGCCGTGCATTCGATAACAGCTCATTCGTACGCGCCGGAATTTCCAGCCTTGAGCCGGCATATATCCGCGTGAAGAACATTGCAGTTGAGTCAGCCTGATAAGGAGTAGTGAAATGACGATCACGACAGAAGCCGTCGAGCGGCATCTTAAAATAACATGGGAAGCTACAGATACGACGGCTGAAGTCGCTGATATCATGGCTCGCGCCGAATATATCCTGAACGATTACCTCGGATCCGATATCACCTTTGAACAGGATGAGGTTACAGGCCGGGAAGCCGACCTGTATCTGAACCTGTGCCTGTATCTGTATAACGGGTTGAGCCAGGCAGAATTTGAAGAGGCGTACAAAGGTCCGCTGCTTATAGCGCGTGAGAGGTACGAAACGGAAAGGAATGGGTCGGATGAAGGTGAGTAAAACCATACCGGCATATCGCGATGGCTATGTGAAGTTCGTCCGGCATAAAGAGACATCCGCAAGCTCTTTTGGGGCGTTTACGAACACCAGGGGCGCAGCAGATTATGACGTGATTGTCACGCTCGCATATGACCGAATGACCATTCGCGAACGCGATTACGAATTTGCCGAAAGCATCGATAAGACTTTGAATCTTAAGATCAGGTGTCCTTATCGTCCCGAGGTGAATTCAAAGCTTCAGGCAGTGATCGGCGATATGCTGTACGACGTATACCAGGTGGATCCGGATATTAACGGCATGAAGATGTTCGTGTATCTGCAGGAGAACAGGAGGCTTGAATGATCCTTGATGATATAAAAAGCGCACTTGATACGTTGGCGGCAGACGAGGAAGCACCTTTTACAGGGGGAGTATTCTACGGCATCTGCACAAAACCGGCGCTTGACGAGTGGAATTATTTCGTGTTTAACAGATCTCCGATCCATACCTCAAATGATTCGAGATATACAGAGACCTTTCAGGTGCATGTGGTTCACGAGAATTACATAGCGGAGGATTACGTCTACACGGTCATTGAGGCACTGAAAGAAGCAGTTCCCGGATTATCGGTGAACGGGGATATCGAGTACAGCTATACGGTCAAAAATGAAACACAGCTGGTGGTCGAGATCGCAACGATCCCATTTAAGAAAGCGAGGAAGGTGAACGTTGGCTAATTTCGCGCTGGATGCATCCGAGTTCGCGAAAGTCGCCGAGGCGATCGAGCGATTCGGTGCCGGATCCGGAAAGATAATCGACGAAGTGCTGCATGGGGAAGGTGCGCAGACGATCAAAGACAGGATCGCCCCGCTGATCCCTTCCTCTGGAAGAAGGTGGAAGGGTAAAGGGACAGCTGCGCGTATGGCCATGCCGGGAGCCTTTAAACAGGACAATGGAAGCCTTTCGGTAACTGTCGCCGCAAGGGGGAAATACGGATACCTGTATTTCCCGGATGACGGATCGAACACACTTCATCATGCCGGCGGGCAGGACTTCATGTACAGGGGAGCCCAGAACGCGAGCCAGGAAGTCATTAACAAATGCATAGAAAAATTAACAGAAAGTTTTAATGGAGGTTAAGAATGGATACAGTTTTTGAGGGAGTATTCAGCGAGTATACCGTAGCAGGAATTTCGTTTAAACCGTCAGGCGCTGAAGCATACATAAATGTAGACGGGGCAGGATCCGCATCGGAAGAATATGAGCGCAGGACCGTAACCAAGGCGAAGTCGAACGTTGTAGTTAAACGTATCGCCCGCCAGGCAGGATCCGGAACGCTTACGATGTCCCTTCACATGCCGAGGGAACTTTACAACACCCTTCAGGGTATGGTCACAGGGGCGACCGGCGCCCTGGCCACAGGCGTTTCAGGCCTTAAGGGGATCATGAAGCTGCCATCGGTCGAGATAGCCATGAAAGTAGAAGACGAAGACGGCGACGTGAAGTACAAGTACTATCCGTCAGCAGTTTCGGCGTCATTCTCAAGGTCTGTAGACTCCGAAGCAGATTCCGTGGCAGAGGTTGATATGACTTTCAATCTGTCCGCAGATTCCTATGGAATGATCATGTACGAAGCCCTTGCGACGGAACTGCCGACAAGCGGAGCCCTTACAGCAGAAACATGGATGACGGCAGCGTCTTCAACTCTCATGCAGCAGAGCGCTTGATAAGGAGAGAGAAAAAATGAAGGTAGAAATAATCCGTCAGTTCGTTGATAAGCATACCGGCACGCTTTATAAGCCCGGCATGCTTGTTGATTTCACAGACGCCAGGATCGAGGAGATTCAAGCGAAAGACCCCGGCCTTATTAAGGTCAACGAGGCACCGAAAAAGGTGCCGAAGGCAAAGAAAGAAGCCAAATAACTATGCACTGCTTCGGGGATACGTCCCCGGAGCAGTTTTGCCATATAGGAGGACAATATGGAAAACAGCAGCGTTGTGCAGTTCGAAATGAAAAACGGGACAGTAGATCTCACGCTGAATTTTTATAGATTGAACCAGCTTCGCGCCAGGCACAAGGAAGAATACAATAGGTACCAGAAGATAAACGAAGCTGGCATAAAAACCGACCTTGACGCCGTAGACGTCATATATGTCGCATACCTGTGCGCAAACCTTGAAAAGATGCCGGATGTAATGAGCTATGAGGATTTCCTTATGAACGTTAAGGATTCGAGAGCACGGATCTGGCAGGCATATGGGGCACTTAACACCGACCCAAAAAACTGACTTTCCAGAAGGCATACAGGGTAATGAAGGGAAAAGGAGGCGCCGTCCATCTGCCCGATTGGGAACCAAAAGAGATAGAGGACTATTACACGCTCTATGTCCAGATAATGGGAATCTCAGAAGATGCATTCTGGTATAGCGACATCGGTTTTGTAAAGACCGCAGCCGCTAATAAACAGGCGTTTGAAAAATGGATGAACAGGCAATCAGAAGCGAAGAGAAAGAAAAAATGACCGCGGAACTCCGCGGTCATTTAAGTCAAACACGGCTCAGCAACTGCGCCATAGTTTAATAATAAATGCTATCAGGATGATAAGTAAAGGAAGACTAAGGATACCTTCTAAAATTACCATGATAAGTACCTCCGTAGTTACATTATAAATGATTTAATTCTTAAGCGCAAGAAGGTTTCGAAAGCGAGGAACAATATCAGTGCCAAATAAAGAAGCAAGAATAAAATTCACAGCGGAAACATCAGAGTTTCAGGCGCAGATCAAAGGCGCGAATTCTGCCTTAGCTTCTTTTCGCGCCGGGCTGGCGCTGAATGAAGCTGAGTTTAAGAACACTGGAAATTCGGCACAGTATCTGCAGAATAAGCAGAAACTGCTTTCCGCCGAAATAAAATCAAGCCAACAGAAGCAGGAAGCTTTGAATGGAAAGCTGGAAGCTGCGAAACGGATCTACGGCGAAAACAGTACGGAAGCTCAGGGGTGGGCGACATCTTTAGATAAGGCAAAAGCAGAAGAGCAAAAGCTGCTTACTGCATTAAACGAAACTAACGATGCCATAGAGAAGCAGAGGCAGGCAGAGGAAGACGCTAAGCAACCGATAGATCAGTTAAAGGTCACCATAGAGCAGCAAAGAGCAGAGCTTGAACGTTTGAGATCGGAATACGCCAACGTAGCCCTGACTGAAGGCAAGAATTCTGAATCTGCAAAAGACCTTAAAGTAAGGATCAATGAACTTAATGACGAACTGAATAGAAATGAAAAAGAGTTAAAAGATGTCTCACTGGCTTCAAACAATAGTAAAGAAGCTCTTGGCGGGATGAGCAAAGGATGCATTGCAGCAGGCAATATTTTGGGAAATCTTGCATCCCAAGGCCTTTCATTTCTTATCCAGAAGTTAAAAGAAGCGGTCGTTGCTGTAATAAACCTCGGCACTGAGTTTACAGCATCGTTATCACGCGTCCAGGCTCTTTCCGGAGCAACAAGCGGAGAGATGGCCGCGCTGGAGGAAAGAGCAAAAGAATTAGGCAGATCAACAATCTTTTCTGCCACCGATGTATCGGATGCTTTCGGATATATGGCGCTTGCCGGCTGGGATGTCTCTGATATGCTTTCCGGTATAGACGGAGTGCTTAACCTGGCTGCTTCTTCGGAAATGGATCTGGCAAAAGCATCTGATATCGTTACGGACTATCTGACGGCGTTCGGGTTATCGGCAGCAGACAGCGGAAAATTCGTCGACCAGATGACTTATGCGATGTCGCATTCAAACACGAACACTGAGCAGCTGGGAGAGGCTTACAAGAATGTAGCGTCCACAGCTGCGTCATTAGGCTATTCAGTCGAAGATACCACATCGGCGATTATGGTTCTTGCCAATGCCGGCGTAAAGGGCGGCGAAGCAGGAACAGGCCTATCGACGATCATGACGAGGCTGGCTACCAACGCAAAAGATAGCGCAACCGCCTTGCATAAGCATGGAGTAGAAGTCTACGATTCGAGCGGCAAAATGAACTCGTTGTCTTCTATCCTTTTGGGAACAGCAAAAGCCTGGACTAACATGTCCGACAAGGAGAGGGCAGCACTTGCGAAGACAGTAGCCGGAACAAGCCAGTATTCAAAGTTCGCTTCTATCATGGGGCAGTTATCCTCCGCTACGGCAGACGGTACTACACAGTTTGAGGATTACACGGAAGCGCTTGAAAACTGCAAGGGAACCGCGTCTGAAATGTCACAGGTTATGAACGATAACCTTTCAGGCGATATGAAGGCCCTTGGGTCTGCAATGGAAGGACTCGGGCTGGAACTGTTTTCAATCTTTGAAGGGCCTCTCAGGGGGATTGCGCAGCTCACAACAGAGGTTGTCAATGACATAACAGACGGGATAGAGGGTATTGTAGAGAATGTAACCGCAAAATCTGATCTGCAGAATTTCATAGACGATATAGCCAAATCTACCGAGGCCATACAAGACAGTATAAAAAATACTAAAGACGCGGTGGATGGCGCGAACACATCCGTTGCTGAGCTTGAGGCGTATAAAGGAATCCTGTTAGAGCTGAACAGCCAGGAGGAATTGTCAGAGTTTCAGAAATATCAGATGAAGGCCGCCGTTGAGGCGTTAAGCGGCGTCATGCCTGAGCTTGCCAGTAGCTACGATGAAGTAACTGGCAGCCTGAACCTCACCAATGAAGAACTGGTAAAGATGTTCGACAATACCGAGGCGCTGATCATGCAGCAGGCGCTGTCTGATGCACGGACTGAAATGATGAAGAACGTGATTGACGCCCAGCTTCAGCAGACGAAGGCAGAGAGCGCCCTGGCAGAAGCCTCAAAAGAGTACGCGGAAGCCTATAATGCTACTAATGCTCCTTTCGAAGGTGATCCCTGGATGGAGGCGGATTACTACACTTCAGTTGCAGCGGATGCGGAAGTGGCAAGGCAAAATATGCAGGCGGCCATAAAGGTAACAGAAGACGCAACAAAGGCTACGAAAGACGCCGAGGATGAGTATAAGCTCCTGGAAGAAACTGCAGCACAGGTCGCTGAGCAATACGGTGAAATGACCGGGGGCGCCAAAGAAGCGGCCGAAGGGCAGAAGGATGTTACTGACGCCACGGAAGAGGCAACTGATGCACTGGAGGACAATGAAGAGTCGATCTGGGACCAGGAAGATGCATATGCAAAGCAGGCTGCGGCAGCAGAGGCGGCAGCAGAACGCATAAAACAGGCCTTTGAAGATCAGAAAAAGTCAATAAGCGATTCAGCCGCAGAATCCGTATCGTTACTGAAGGCTTTTGACGGCGGCGTAGAGATTACCGCTGATGAAATATATACGAACCTGGTAAGCCAGTACCAGCAGCTGTCCACATGGATGGGCAATATGCAGCTGTTGGCCACGCAGGTAGGCGAGGGGATGACGCAGGAGGTTTATGACGCGATCCTTGAAATGGGGCCGGGTGCGGCGAATCTGGTTCAGACCCTTGTAGATACGATGAATGACGGCAGCGGGCAGTTCGAAGAGATCGTAGCGCTTTACGATAAGAACCTGCAGATAACCGCCGCTACAGAAACGCTTGCCGCATATACGCAGGCCGGCAAAGATTACGCTGCAGCTGCAGAAGCAGGTTTAAGTGACGGAGAAGAGGATATAACGACTGCCGCACAGGATATCGGCGATGCTGCGGCGGAAGAGTCTGACTTTTCAGGGGTATCCGAAAAAGCCAGCGAAGCTGCTGAAGGTGTAAGCGATTCCATGACATCAATAGCAAACGATGTCAGAGCGAAGATGAACACTGCAGTAGCAGCAACATATAGCGGCGTCGATCAGATGAGAAGGGCGCTGACACAAACGTTGAGAGGCCCGAACATCATTCTGCCGCATTTTTATATGGCTGGTGCATTTGACGCGAGGACGGGGGCAGTCCCGACGGTCGGAGTCAACTGGTATGCAAAGGGCGGTATATTCACAAAGCCTACAATTTTCGATACGGCAGCAGGTCAGATCGGAGTAGGGGAAGCCGGAGCGGAGGCAGTGCTGCCGATCGATTTGCTCAGGGAATATATCGCTGATGCAATAGACAGGCCGGCATATGGCGACGTCAACATAGAGATGACGGTTAACGGAGCTGAGGATCCCGAAGCATGGGGTTCAAAATTCGGACGGGCTCTCAAGAGTTATATGAGGATGGTATAACAACATGGCAATGACAGCGTACCCGACAGGGTTATCGATCAAGAGAAACGGGATGCAGTTCATCGCGGGCTGGAAGAAACAGGCGAGGAATCACGACGCAGGACAGAGCTTCCAGTGGTACAGGGACATAAACGCCCAGTGGACAGAAGGGCCATATGTGCTCCCGGTAGAAGCCAGTGCTACAGAGCTCACGGTAACGCTCCGCGCAGCAGATTATTATCCTTATGTCCCGGAGAGAAGACTTACTCGCTTTTTCTTCTGGATTCGGGGAAGGCAGGGGCCAGACAATGACGGATATTACGATTGGAGTTATTTCAACGCCACAGACCTTATCCTTGCCACGCCGGCAGCACCTAAGCTTAAGGCAGAACCTGATCGGACAAATAACAATATTACAAATTTTGAATGGAACGCAGACATTTCCGACAACGACAACGCTCCGTTTACGGATATCGAATGGCAGTCGATGCTTGTTGCCGACTGCAATAGCGCCGATGGCTCCAAATTAACCTGGGACGAGTCCGCAAGCGGATGGCAGACGGGGACGTCATATTCGGAAGAAGACAGTGTAGACATAACCGAAAGCACATCGGTGATCCAGTCAGGGTCGCATACAAGATGGTTCAGGGCACGGTCAAGAGGACCGGTAGGGCCTTCCGCGTGGGTTTACACAAAGAGGGTGTTCGCGGTACCGAACACAGCTATCATTACAGAAGCGAGCGCAGAAATAAGCGGCACAACGGCAAGGGTCATGGTGAGTTGGAGCGTGAAAGCTGATATGGCACATCCGATCGACACCGCAACCGTGCAGTATCTGATCGAAGAACCGGCAGCAGGACGCGAGGTCCCTTCCGGAGCTTCATGGAGGGACGGATCCTCGACAGCTTACACGTCCGGAACGGACAAGATAGCATGCGCTATAGATGACGCGCCGGCAGAAGACCAGTGCCTGTGGGTGCGGGTGGTCACGATACATGGAACTGATACGACGTATTCAGATCCCATGCTTGTATATATGGGTCCACTCAGCGAGCCATCATCCGTAACTGTATCAACTAATGATTCGACTTACCGCGCTACGATCACAGCTGAGAACAATTCAGAAGTCCCGGACAGCTTTCTGGAAGTTGTCTTCCGGAGATCCTCCCAGCCGTCCAGAGACTATGTGTGCGGCATAATCCCGCATGGATCCATGTCTGTTACTGTGCAGTGCCCGAACTGGTCGCAGGAAGACGCTATTGCGTTTGGCGTCAGGGCTGTGCAGGGCAGCTATGAAGCGAAGACCAGGGCAGACGGAGTTACGCAGTATACGGTTATTGCAAACATGACCAGCAAATATGTCTGGAACGGCGGAACAGTGCCGCAGGCTCCGGGAGATGTTGCAGCGGTACGGTCCGAAACAGCCGGAGAAGTGATCGTCACATGGGATTGGCCATGGGAAGAAGCCGACACGGCAGAGCTGTCGTGGGCGTCAAACCCGAACGCCTGGGAATCCACAGATGGGCCGGAGACGTTCACAATCAATTCGATGTACGCGGCCAAATGGAGAGTCAGCAACCTTGAAACTGGCCAACAGTGGTATTTCCGTGTGCGTCTTGGAAAAACAGAGGACGAAGTGGTTACTTATGGGCCATATTCAGACATTGTGACAGTGCTTCTTTCGGATGCGCCGGACGTACCTGTACTGAGCCTGACTTCCGCCGTGATCACAAAAGGAGGCCCTTTAAGTGCATCGTGGGGATATGTATCCAATGACGGAACGCCCCAGGCGTACGCGGAGTTATGCCTGGCAACAGTAAATGGCTCTACGATCACACTTTCGGATCCTATTGCACACACAGAAACCGCCCAGCACGTAGAGATAGACACTTCTGAATGGGATGAGGGCAGCACATATTATCTCTGTGTCAGGGTGGTATCGAAATCCGGGCAGTGGTCAGAGTGGAGTGATCCCGTTGCGGTATCTGTGGCAGATCCTGTTACATGCAGCGTATCAACGAACGACCTGCCGATAACCGCATTGACTGACCGGACGGCCCGCGTCCTTTCTGAGATGCCGCTGGAACTGACAGTTACCGGAGCCGGAACGGGCGGGCAAACGGCGGTAGTGATAATCCGGGCGGAAGAGTATCACATGATCCGGCCGGACGAAAAAGTGCAGGATGGTTTCGATGGAGAAACGATCGTGTCATACAGCCAGACGGGCGAAGCACCCATAACCATAACAGAGGATATGGTTATAGGTCGGCTGGATGATGGCGCGTCATATTATCTGCTTGCCATGGCCAGTGACGAAAACGGTCAGAGCGCAACTGTGCGGCTGCCGTTTGAAGTGCATTGGGCTCATCAGGCCGAGATCCCGACAGTTACATGCCAGGTAGAAGATGAAATAGCCAAAATAACAGCGACAGCCCCGGCTGGTTATGTATCCGGGGACGTATGCGATATATACAGGCTTTCAGCTGATAAACCGCAGCAGATCATAAAAGGCGGGTCATTCGGAGTCACATACGTGGATCCATATCCGAACATCGGAAATTACGGGTACCGTGTTGTGGATCGGACGAGTAACGGTGATTACATAACCGCAGACGAAAGACCGGCCTGGGCGGATGTAAGTGGTGGTATAGAAGAATACCCTATCATCGTAGACTTTAACGGAGAACGGATCATCCTGCCATATGACATCGATCTATCCAATGGTTGGATGAAAGACTTCCAGGTCACGAATTATTTAGGCGGATCCCAAAAAGGAGACTGGAATCCGGCTGTGACAAGAACCGGCACATACAGTGTTGCTCTTTTTGCCGGAGAAGACGATGAAATGATCGAAGGACTGCGCAACTTAGCAGATTATCCTGGAATATGTCACATAAGGACTCCGGAGGGGTCCGGATTCGCCTGCGACATTCAGGTCAGCGAACAGAAGTTCCATGACAGCTGGGAGCAGGTTATATTTACGTTGGAAGTGACACAGGTAGACACGGAAACGCTTGACGGCGTCACGTTGGAGGAATGGACATGATCTGGTCGGAAGGTTATACGGCAAGATTTTATATGACAACTGTCGATCCGGCTACATGGCAGGACGTAGACAGGTATGAGATCAGGAGCGGATCCATAACAAAGGTCGGCACGAACCTTTGCGAATCTGCGAGGCTGGACCTTGTCGACGTCCCTCCCGGGATAGAGAGCTGGATCCGGATATATCTAACAGCAACAAAAATGGGTGGCGGAGCAAGGGCTCCGCTTTTTACTGGCCTTTTATCCTGCCCGCGGAATGACTGGATAGGACAAAGACTTGCAAATGATGCAGAGTGCTATTCTGTATTAAAACCGGCAGAAGATATTTTGCTTGAGAAAGGCTGGTATGTACCTGCAGGAGCAGTCGGCGCCAACGTCATAGCGGAATTGCTGTCAGGCGCGGCTCCGATCAGGGTGGTCGGCACTTCACCGGAGCTGTCCAATTATTTGATTGCCGAGGACGGCGAAAGCAAACTTAGCATGGCGCACAAAGTCCTTCAATCTATAGGTTGGAGGCTGCGGATCACAGGAGCCGGAGAGATCCAGATCCTACCAAAAGCCTCTGAACCTTCTGCTATTTATGACAGCGCGGGCAAGGACGTGATAGAACCGTCCGTCTCCGATGAAAGGGACCTATTTTCGGTGCCGAATTGTTTCCGCGCGACACGCGAGGATCTCGTGGCCATTGCAAAGGACGAAGCGGAAGATTCTCCCTTTTCGATCAACAACAGAGGGAGAGAGGTATGGAAAGAAGAATCGGACTGCGCTCTTGCATCGGGAGAAACGATCGCGGAGTACGCCTTACGGCGGCTCAGGGAGCTGCAGGCGCCGGCACGGATTATTTCTTACACCAAAAGATTTGATCCCGACACAGTTCCGGGGGATATCGTTAAAATCCATTACCCAAAGCAGAAGATCGATGCAGATTTCAGGATCGTTTCTCAGACGATCACTTTAGGGCACGGCGCCAGGACGGAAGAAGAGGGGGAAATGGTGTGAACATACTTAAGTATTTAGCTGATGCGATCACTGATCGAAGAGGGACTTCTGCGTATGACACCGCAGCCAGCGTCATAAGAACGGAAGGGACTACGGCATGGGTACACATTCCAGGCGGAGTAGTAGAAACGCCGGTCGAAATGACGATCAACTGTAAGCCTGGCGATACCGTTAAGGTCAGGGTTTCCGGAGGCAGCGCATATATAATCGGCAATACAACCGCCCCGCCTTCAGATGATGGGGAAGCGATCATAGCAAAGGCAGTGGCAAAAGCAGCGACGATCACAGCCAAAAAGGCAAAGGAAGCAGCAGATAAAGCCGTGATGAAAATTACAACATTCTACGGCATGTCAAACTCGCCGAACACACGGCCTACGCAATGGAGCACGACAGCACCTACAGCATCAGAAGGAATTTACATATGGGAATACACAGAAACGAAAACACAAACAGAGCTGACGAGGACTGAGCCCGTATGCGTGACAGCCATGGCGGATCCCAGCTATCAGCTGGTAATAGAAATAGCTTCTATAGCACCCACTTCGGTAACTTACGCGGGGCATCTGCTTAAGGGCACACAGGACATAACATCCCAATGCCAGGCGGCAGATTTCACCTGGAAGCTGGAATCTGAAAACGGGACCCAGACGCTCGGCACCGGCACGACTTGCACCGTACTTTTGGCCGATGTCGGATACGGAGCAACAGTAATTCTTACATATAACGATGAAGGAGGAAGTTGATGAGGGCGATTATTAACGGACAGAGTTTCGTCTTCTCTGATCGAACGCTAACCGTTTCAAAATCAGTTGGCATCTATGAATGCGAATTTGAATTTGATGACAGTTGGCAAGGATGGGACAAGACGGCTGTCTTTGAAGGATCTGACCAGACCATTGAGGTGGTCGTCTCAGACGGCAAAGCGCAGGTGCCTTGGGAAGTGCTCACGGAGAACGGCCTGCTGAAAGTTGGCGTGTACGGCACGAAGGAAGAAAAGATAATGCCTACTGTGTGGAGCGAAAAGCTTGTGGTAAAGCTGGGCACTCCGCCAGGAAGCATCGGATCAGAGCCAACACCAAGTATTTATGCTCAGATACTTCATGTGGCTGATGAAGCTAAGGAAATAGCTGAAGGAGCAAGCGATACTGCGGATGAAGCCAAGACTATAGCTGAAGAAGCATACGAAAAGGCTGAAACTGCACAGGATTCTGCAAGAAGTTATGCAGAGGCGGCACATGGTTCGGCTCAGAATGCAAGTGCGAGTGCAAGCAGTGCGGCAACAAGTGCAACTAATGCCGCAAACAGCGCAAATGAAGCTCACGGATATGAGCAGAGCGCAAAGGATCATGCAGATGATGCCGAAGATGCGGCAGAACGAGCAGAGCAGTCAGCGGCTGTAAGCGGATATATGTTTTTCTACATTGATGAAAATGGAGATCTTATCTATCAGAGAACGAGTAATGTTCAAGTGGATTTTGCATTGATAGATGGTGATTTATACGTAGGAGCGGAGGGATGAAATGGCAATAACAACTAATGATAAGAACCTTGGTCATGCTACAGCGTATGCCTATGCCAAGAGCAAAGGATACACTGGAACTGAGGAAGAGTTTGCCGAGTTAATGGCAAGCTATGCTACGGTTGCTGAAGAAGCTGAAGCTTCCAGACAAGCGGCAGAAGTAGCACAGGGCAAGGCTGAAGATGCACAAGAAGCGGCAGAAACAGCTCAGACAGGTGCTGAATCAGCAAAAGATACGGCAGTAAGCGCAAAGGACACTGCGGTATCTTCTGCATCTACGGCAACAACTAAGGCAGGAGAAGCTTCTGCATCCGCAACATCTGCGGCAAGTTCTGCAACAGCTGCAGCAAGTTCTGCAACAGCTGCAGCAGGCAGTGCATCTTCAGCGGCATCATCAGCGACAGCGGCGAGCGGATCTGCGTCCACGGCAACTACCAAAGCGAGCGAAGCGGCAGGATCAGCTGCGGCAGCAGCTACCGCGAAAGGTGCAGCGGAGGAAGCTGCCGCAAATGTAGAGGCAAGTGCGGCACAGATAGAAACGAACAGGCAGAACATTATTGCCTTAACGGCAGAAATTGAAAAATATGATGATCTCGCCCGGATCATTAAGATCACATCCACGACAACAACGCTTGGCGATATAGCCTCAACCCTTAACCAGGTCAACACGGCCGGCGATCATGTGTTTTTCGATATGTCTGCGCTCGGCGTAATGATGTACCTCTGCACAATTTACATAGACACAAGCAACAACGTCTACAAGGTATTCGACCTGGTGAGCGGGCGATACGCCGAGGGTGCGTACAGCCCAACGATGCTGCTGACGATGGCAACGGCACAGGCGAATGGACTTGCGGTGCAGTCGCAGATAGATCACCTGCAGGCTGAGATAGATGAGCTGGGCGGCAAGTCTGTGCTGGCCAATCCGGAAGCCCTTGCGGATCTGATCGCAGCAGGTTCGTCAACGGCTATGATCGATCCCGGGGATAAGATAGAGCTTAACTGGATGGCAAGCGTGCTGGGCACTACGACGAACGGGCTGACGGTAACGTGTTCTGACATCGGTGCATTTGCCGATGCGATAGGCGAGGCGGAAGCCGCCACATACCTGTTTGTATATGATGGAAGCAGCTGGACCTACAACGGTGAAACGATTACGCTTGCGGATTACGGGCTGACTGTTGCAGGGACACCGGCAACGGGCGAGGTAATGACGATCGTCACGACCGTCACCTCAACGTCATTTGACTTTGTGGATTATGACGGTACGGGCGTCACCCCGAGCGATCCGAATGTACCGCACTATTGGCTGCTTGAACAGACATATGCGCCAGCCACAAAGGTGTTTGATACGTATGAATCGTTGTTCTGTATACAAGCCGGGATGACCATCGCAGCAGGAAAGTATTATCTGCCGATGTACTCTTACCGTTCAGGCAAGACTTTTAACGTATGCTTTGAACTGCCGACGGCTTTTGGAGGCGAAGACAAGATCCAGTTCAGAAGCGGCGGATATGATAGCGGCGCATACGTAGACGCATCCGGCGCATCAATAAGCGGAGTTTACAAACCCAAAAACATGACCCCGATCGTCTGCGGGTCAACAACTACCCTTGGGGCAGCTATCGCGATCACGACAATGTCAACAGCAGATGCCGTGGCTGGCGGTTATACTGATCTGTCTACAGCTTATGCAGCAGGCACAGATTACGTTGTGGGTAATTTCGACACATGTGCTCTGGGCAACAACACATGGCCGTGGAGCAACCTCGATCAGCATCTCAACGATGACACAAAGGGCGATAATTACACACCGTCGCACGACAACGATATCCCATCCGCATATAACCGCACGGCAGGATGGCTCTACGGACTTGACCCGAGGGTCAAAAAGCACATACAGCCCGCGACCTTCAAGTGGACGGCCGGTTATGGTGCGATAGGGACGTATGTGAAAGATACGACCTACGACATTACGCGGAAAGTATTCCTGTTGTCAATGAAAGAGATGTCGTTCAACATTAACACGTCCGAGGGCGAGATCACGGAGCTGTATGGAGAGTATACCAACAACACCCTGGACAACGGTGCTGTAGCTGAACGCGCGAAATATAACAAAGCAGGTGGTACGTTGAACAGCTACCGCTGGAGCCGCTCGGCTAACACTGGCAACGCTAACAACAGCAGGGGTGTGTATTCGTCAGGATCCGGCAGCTTCAACTACAGTGCGTTCAGTGCCTACTACTACGCGCCCGCTTTCATCTTCGGGAAATCGGCAAATCAATAATCTCCGGGCGTGAGCCCGGAAGAAAGGAATAAATGGCACAGAGAGTAGATCAAAGAGATCCAACGAGAGTTGACCTCGATTGCTACAACAAAGCGCTAAAACTCAGCGACCACGTAATGAGCGTATGCAAGCCAAAAGACAAGAACGTCAACACGCATCACATCCCGAAAAAGAATCTGGGGCTGGGAAGACAGCTGATGGATACTGTGGTTGAAATGGGCGCAGACATTCTGGAAGCAAACGAAATATATGTTGGCACGAACCTGGGGAAGGAAGAACAGCTTGCGGCACGAAAAGAAAGAGTCGAGCTGCAGGACCACGCGAAAAGGCTGACCTATCGAGCAGAGCACATATTTCGTATTTTACATTTTGACCGTCCTTTTGCGGACAGCACATCGGGATACATGATGGATCTGCTTATGGAAACACGAAGCATGATTACCAAATGGAGAGAATCAGAGCTGAAAGAGATGAAAAAGCTGTTATAGCTATTTCATAGGGGTGCGTGTTGATGAGTCCGTGTAGGTGGCAGAGGTTGCCGGCATTGTGAGCCGCTCGGCTAACACTGGCAACGCTAACAACAGCAGGAATGTGAATTCGTCAGGATCCAACAACAACAACAACAATGCGAACAATGCCAACTACTACGCGCCCGATTGCATTTTTGATTTTTAATGTGGCCAGATGTTAGTAGCGAAAAGCCGTGAAGACCCGTGCCTAAAATTAATTATGAAAGGAACATGCATCCCGCCGAAAGGCGAAACGGAAGCCACGGCAAGAGCCGTGTGCGGGCTTAATGCCCTGTTACGAAGCGAAACGAGAGCGCACCGGAAAGTCGGTTATAAGAACAGCGTTTCGCGGTTTCATATGTTGGTTATGAGCAGATGCAACGAATTGCGGCATGAACTCATAAATCGAACTTACAAGCCGCAGAAAGGGGAGATCCATGAAGTGTTTGAGCCAAAACACAGGATCACCGTTTCAGCTAAATACCGCGACCGGGTGCCTCAATCAAGCTTTATAACGAATTATTTCTACCCAAATGTTGTGCCAAACCTTATTGATGCGAATTACGCCTGCTTAAAAGGCAGAGGCGTGGACAAAGCAAGGAAGCGGCTCAAAGAGATCCTTCGCGAAGCAGACATGGATGACTGGTGTCTGAAAACCGACATGGCGAACTATTTTGCCTCGATAGACCACGATATCCTGCTTCAAGAAACGGGCAAGTATATACCAGATCCTTGGGCGCACTGGTTTTACGAAGTAACTCTACAAAACACAGCACAGCCTGTCGGAGTCGATTTAGGAAGCGAAGTATATCAGCTTTCAGGAACGAGCTTTCCGAACAGCCTTGACCACTTAGCGGATGACGGATATTACATACGGTACCAGGATGACATTATATACATCGGGACCAAAGAACGCTGCGGAGAAATGCTAAAGATCATCCGTGAAGAAGCGGCAAGATTGAAACTGACACTTTCAGAAAAGAAAACCTTTATTCAGCCGATTAAGCGACCGGTAAAATTCTTGGGATATAGCTTCCTCAGAAAACCTTCAGGGCGGATAACGATGAAACGTCTGCCCGAGAAGGGCAGGAAAGAGCGGCGCAAGCTTCGGAAGATGAAGAAAAAGGGCGTTTCGATCGAAAGGATCGAGGAACATTACAGAAGTGTAAGGGAGAGCCTGAAAAGAGGCTCGCGGTCCTACATGATGAAGACAGACCGATATTACAACAACTTATTCAAAGGAGAGTGTAGCAAATGCTGACGATCAGAAAAGGCAACCTCGGCAGAGAGAGAAAAGAAAAACAGATCGACATTGAGCTTAAAGACCTTAAGGCCACACAGGAATACATCGCGATGATGACCGATGTGGATATAGACGAGGAGGAAGACGATGCACAGTAAAAAATATGAAACAGTCAAATCATGGTATGAGTTAGGCAAGCCTCTGGCATGGATACATAACGCCGTAGTTAAAGGATGGATCACGACAGAGGAATATGAGGAGATAACTGGGCAGGATTATATCCCGGATTCTGAAGGGAAGTGACTGAAAAATGAAGACTACAGTGCAACTTGAGAACAAAGACGTAAAGACGATCATTGCAAAGTTCCTCGGGATCCCCGAAGAGCAGGTCATCCCGATGCGGTACAGCTTTTCCGTTGAAGGGATGACTGTCGAAGAGATCCAGAAGAAGATCGAAAAGGACTGTTAAGCATGATTTTATCAGCTGAAAAACAAATATACGATACAGCCCAGAAACCAAATGCCCAGGCTGCAAAAACGGCAACGGACTACATCAACGATGTAGGTAACAATGGCATAGAGATCACCGGAAACGGTGCATCGTCAAAGGTGCAGATCACCGACACCGTTAAGGTAATTGCGGACAGTACGCACTTTGCGGAGATGACCGATTCGCAGTTTAAGATCCATGCGGGCAGTGCAGTAACGCCAGTCTCATATTTTGGCGTAAGAACAGCGGGATTCGGTGGAGATGGCCAAGGGCATTATCTTGTAGAGATCTCCACCTATACTCCAAGCGGATATAGCACCGGCGGGTCTCTCGAACTATTTAATATCGATGGATCTCCGCGTGTCAGGATAGACGCATATGGTGATTACGGAACGCAACGGTTCTTTAATGCAGACGGGAATTACATGGTTGCCATTGGCAGCGCGATTGACGGGTCATACGGGGCGCTGCAGCTGTTCCAGACAACAACTGCGATAGATGCTGGCTATTACAACGGAGCAACGCTGGGGAAAGTAATCGGATCTGCCTTTGTCAATACTGGGACTCCAGCCCTGCTGATTTATGAGGAGCCAACCCCTTCTGGTGCAGGATCCGTATCAAACTTAGCCGCGGCTTATGGTGGTGGCGCTGCATACATACGGGCATCTTCAAGCTTCAGAGGGTATGTCGCTCATGGAAAGACTATCAATCATCGGCTTACTTTCGACTTCGACAATATCAGCGGATATAACTATTTGCGTTTCTGGATAGACGGATCCGAGGTATACAGGCTTCAGCAGCAGAGCTATTCCGACCGTAGAGTAAAAGAGGATATCGAGCCCATAAATTCAGGATACAAAGAAGCTGTCCTTGCTGTGGATATAAGCCAGTTCCGATATGACTTTAACGACATAGTAAGGCAGGGCGGTAACGGGATCATGTTCGGTATCATCGCACAGGATCTCATAGATAAGCTGGCAGACAACGGCATTGACTTTGATCAGACTCCATTAGTGGCGGACCTGGACAATGAAGAAGAATCGCTGTTTTCGGTTGATTACATTCAGTTCCTGCTGGCAAGGCTGGCCGCAGACGAAGACCGAATAGGCGAATTAGAAGAAAAGATCGAAGAAAGGAAACAAGCATGAAATATATAGTTGAAGAAATGAAAACTTTAGAAGATGGCAGTGTAGAAAAGAAAGGGTCTGAGCCGCTTGAGGAGAAGTGGGCAGAACGGGATTATCACCTTCGTTTGGCGGATGCAGCAATATCAGGGTTGCCGTGTCACGCAGTGACGTTGCTCGATTCGGAAGGCCGGATGATCAAACGAGAAAAGTACAAGGCAAAGCCGGCGAAGGAGGAACAGAAGAGTGAGTAAACCGATCACAGTATTAAGAGAAGAATTTGTCGAAGCGCTCGTTAAGCTTGTGAATGGATCAGGCCTGCCGATGTTCGCGATCGAATCGATCCTTAAAGAAATCATAGCCGAAGTCCATGCCGGGGCACAGCACCAGTATGAGATGGATAAAAAGAATTATGAAGAGTCAAAAAGGCTTGAAGAGTTGAAAGAGCTTGAAGCCTTGAAAGAGACGGACGCTTGATCCGGTGGACACATTAATAAATACATTTTATAGGAGGACGGTTCAATGGACATCTTGCTTACGGCGTTAGCATCATCGGGCTTTTTCTCTTTGATACAGTTTTTGATCAAGAGGCACGATGAAAAAACAGGCAAACGAGCGGAGTTGGATAAAAAAATAGATGGGATCCGCACGGATCTCGACGACTTACGGGCAGAGATAAAAAAGGGAGATGCGCTTCAAGCGCGAAGACGGATCCTAAGATTTAACGATGAGCTGTTGTGTGGAATAAAACACACAAAAATGATGTTTGATGACGTCCTGGAAGACATCGACACATACGACAAATATGCATCGTCCCACCCAGAGTTTTCAAATAACAAGGGTGGGCTTGCGAAGGAACATATTAAAAACATATATCTCGAATGCGAAAAGGAGGCAAGTTTTTTATGAATTGGTGGAAGGCAGCGGGGATCCGCGCGATAAAGACAGTAGCACAGACTGCAGTGGCCACTATCGGAACAAGCGCAGTCATATCAGAAGTGAACTGGATCATGGTAGCTTCGGCTTCGATCCTGGCCGGGATCCTGTCCTTACTGACCAGTCTGGCGGGTCTGCCGGAGGTCAAAGACGATGTTAAGTAACTGCGGCCATGATGAATATGGGCGTTATTCCGGCGGCGCTGCCGGTGATCAGAGCGGGACAGAGTGGTATATCTGCGACTGGTACGATTACCCTTACGGCGGTTGGAATTACGTGTTAAGACATCCGGATCCAACGGTAAGACATTATATTTCTGAATTTGGTATCCAGGCGGCGCATAACGACTTCATCGGCTATGATCAGTGCGAGCGCTACACTTTTTGGCAGCAGCTCGCGGCATCCGGATACTTCCCGATGCATATAAGTTCGCCGTGCGAGGCTGATTGTTCAAGCGGTGTGTTGTCCATGGTCAAGGCCGTAGGGTACATACTGGGCCGTCTTGAGCTGCAGAACGTCAGCATCTATGGCTGGACGGGAAATGAGCGCGAGATCCTTGAAGCAGCAGGATTTATCACGCTGACGGATCCTGTTTATCTGACATCAGGTGATTATCTTCTGGGCGGGGACATTCTGCTAAATAAAAAGAACCACACCTGCGTATGTGTAAGTGATGGTTCCAAAGCTGTAGATCCGTCATATGACGATTGTTTCCTTTTCAGGACGAAGTCTGCAGGAAAAGGGGACGAAGGCATTGACGTATGGCGGGGACAGATGATCCTGAGATCAAGGGGGATTTATGGCGGAAAGGTAGACAGCTTTTTTGGAGACAAAACAGAGGCGAGTGTACTTGAGTTTCAGAAGCTGGCGGGGATTCGCCAGACCAAAAGGCTTGACCTGGACACCTGGGCGACCCTTGTAGGGCTGCCGAGCATAGACGGGTATTGGGTTGCCAGTCCGTGCTGTATCGGCTTCGTGGCAAACAAAACGGTGCTGCTCGGGCAGGAATTCCTGAAAGCTTCGGAATATTATAACGGACCTTTGACATGGACCTTTGACGAGAACCTTCGTCAAGCCGTGATCGAGTTCCAGAAAGCAGCAACGCAGGTAACTGATACGATAGAAGTCAACGGCAAGCTCGATAAGCCGACACTCCGGTGGATGATTGGGGAAGAATAAATCAGGTTTTTTCATTTTTTCCTCTTTTTATCATAGGCGGTCCTTCGGGGCCGCCGCTTTTTTATATACTATGTGTCGCAGAGGATTTGATTGCATTGCACAAAATGAGGAACTTTGATTAAGAGAACAGACTAAATATAGAGGGTTCCGTTTTTTGAAAAAGAGTGTTATATTATATCTAGCAAGACAAAAGTCTTGCATTCGGACGAAAATAACCCCGTGTTGTTCTTCGCCCCACCTAAGAGGAGATCCTCAGCCTGCCTGAAAAAATGAGGAATGAAAAAAGCGGAAAGCTCTATCCGGTAATATGAGAATGAAAAAAGCGGAGATCCTCTGCCGTAAGTGAGGACTTAAAAAAGTTGCGGGGCTGGAAACAGTCTCGCAATTTTTGAAAAAATAGATATGGAGACAATATGAAACGTTTTAGATTTTACCATATAAAAGAAAAATACATTCGATTTCTGCATTCCGGAGATTATCGTGTTCAATATAATAAGGGACAAAAAAGACCATATGTTGGAATAGTGCTGATAATAAACGAATTGAAGTATTATGTTCCGTTGGAATCTCCGAAGCCAAATCATTCAAAAATAAAAAATGGTGGAGCAGTTTTGAAACTTGACGAGGGGAAACTTGGTATTATGGGCTTTAATAATATGATCCCAGTACCTAACGAGGCGTTGCTGAACTTTGATTTTCAGGATATAGAAGATGAAAAGTATAAACTCTTGTTGACAAATCAGCTAGATTTTTGCAACAGAAACAAGGAACTGATATATACCAGAGCGAATACGACGTACAAAAAAGCGGTTAGCGGTAATGTCCCATATTATGCACAGTATTGTTGCGATTTCAAAAAACTTGAAAAGATGTGTCGGGATTATGATCCAGATTACAAAGCAAAGCACTAAGAAGTTTCAAGGGGCGGTTCTTCGGAGCCGCCCCTTTTTTTCGTGTGCAATCGTGTGCAATAGACCTTTTCAAAAATGTTAATATTGCATCAAATATTTTAATATTTTAAAGTATTTGTTTTTGCGGAAAGCAGTGCTATACACTAAAAACGAAGGGAAGCAGTATGTATAACTACTTCCCATAAAACTGCCGGCAGTGGGACTTGAACCCACACAAAATAATATGTTTTGCACTATTTTACACTGGTATCTGAGAATTCCGTGTGCAATAGTGTGCGATGCGTTAATCTGGATCGGTATAAAATGCCTCTACTTTTTGGAAAGATTCTTCCTCATCCTTCCGGATCAGGTGCGTGTATACAGCCTTAAGTATCGTGGCATCGCTCCATCCGCCCCATTTTTGAATGACACGATCGGGGGCAGAAAAATGAACCAGCAGGGACGCAAATGAGTGCCTCAATCCATGCAGGCCACATTCCGGCAATCCGTTGTTCCTTAAGACTACATTTAACGGATGCAGCAGATTATTGGGGCTTGCCGTAAACAGCCTACCCTCCGGCATATCTTCAACGAGAGTCAGCAGACGAGGGATGAAGACAGGCACTTCCCTTCTGGAATCTTCTGTTTTATTCTCATCCTTCTCAACAAGTTTATTATGCTCATCGTAAACCACAGCTCCGCGGATACGGATGTATGGCTTCTTTTTGCTGTTCTTGGGGATTATTATATCCGACTTCGTTACAGCCGCCATTTCGGATCGTCTAAGGCCGTGCAGACATAGCAGATACGGCAGCTCATAACGGTGCCCCTCGATAGCCTTTAAGAAGACCTGAATATCATCGGGATCGAGAAATTCATGCTCTGTCTTGATCTTCTGTGGGAGCTTGACCTCCGGCACAGGGAGCTTGAAATAATTCAGCACGGTCTCTACAAAGCCCCAGGCATTATGAATAGTCTTAGGACTCAGCAGCTTATTTGTCTCGATCTCCCTGCCCTTATAGATCTTTATGACATGGCACTTCTTTTCTTCGTTGATGACCTGCTGCCAGTTAATATCCGAAGCAAGCGGCATATCCCTGACCGATTTGAAACGATATTTTTGTATGGATCTGTATGATTTCACTGTGGAAGGCGAGAGGGCTTCTGTAGTATCAGCCAGATACAAATCCATGGCTTTATATAATGTCAGGTTTTTGGCGATCTTCTTCCTGATACTGGGAGCATCAGACTGCCGGAACTTCAATATCATGGCATCGTTCTCGGCTTCCGTTTTGGTGTCTCTGGTCACAGAAATGCGTCTGCCATATACAGTTGTCTGGACCCTCCATTTCCCGGAAGGCAATCTCTTTGCGGTCGGAGATTTCATAACATCACCTCGGTTCCAGATACTTGTTCTCGGCAGCAAGGAAGAGATCGTAGCCCTGCTCTTGCAGGAACTTTATCTGTCTCTCTTTTCTGCGCAGTGCAGCCTTAATTTTCTTTCGCTCTTTCCTGAGCCGATCCAGCTCTTCTTTCCATACCGCCTCCGGAAGGATCCTGTGCGCTTTTGCCTCGATCTCCTGAGCAGTGTAAGTATTGTCTACGTCAAAGTCACCGCTCTCAATATGCTCCAGGGCATGCTCATATGCTTTTATCCTGTGCTCATTATCCAAGGACGCGTCAATGTAAACCGTATACCCGTCAGCACAAGGAGTGACCATCTCGTGCGTTCGGGGCGGCATGTCGTCCCTAAGATAAACATATACGTAATTCTTATCAACCATCCGGGTTGCTCTCCTTAAGCCTTGCAAGAAGGTCTGCTGCCATCTGGAGATCTTCAGGCCTTGAATCCCTTGCAGCATCGAAGAGGATCCGCATGCCGGGATTCTCGAAGAGCTCCTGTGCTTTTCTGGCGGTATCGTCATCAAAATAGTATTTCTGGCCGGTGGTGCTTTCCTTTTCTGCGTCTTTACCTGTTCGAAGATATTCCAAAGATACTCCGAAATAATCTGCTATCTTCTGAAGCTTATCCGGCTTCGGAATGTATCGGCCGGTCTTCCAGCTGGATAAAGTAGCGGTAGAAACTCCCGTTTCCTTGCTGACATGGAAAGGCTTGACGCCTTTTTTCAAACACAGCATTTCAAATATTTCATACCCCATAGCACAGCCTCCGAAAAAGTTTAAGAAAACTAAGAATATCTGTTGACAGCAGAAGAAAACTATGCTACATTCTAAGAAAGCTAAGATTAATCAAAACGTAACAGTAGTTTTCTATAAATTCTTTCTGACAATAGAATTATATAAGAAAGCTAAGCTGATTTCAACAACAAAATATAGATATCTTAGGTTCTTGCTATCCTACGTATAGCAAGAAAACTTAGGGCTTGACAGCCCTAAGCTTTCTTGCTATCCTACGTATAGCAAGAAAACTTAGGGCTTGACAGCCCTAAGCTTTAAAAACCTTACAAGCCGTAGAAAGGAGGACACATGTCATACGAGAAATACTCGAAGCTGAGAGATGAGAGAGGCATTACAGATTACAGGGTGTCTCAGGAGACAGGAGTTTCCACAGCTACGCTTACATGCTGGAAACAGGGCGTATATAGTCCGAAAGTCGAAAAGCTTCAGAAGATAGCAGACTACTTCGGAGTAAGCATAGTAGACCTCCTGTAAAGAGGTGGAGAAATGAAGAAACAATTACCCTTTCCTCGGCTCAGGCTTATCCTGCAATCCTGTCCGCCGGAAGCCCTCGGTGTATCCGCACCGACAATGCAAAGGCGCAGGCAGCATCCGGAGAGCCTGACGATCGAGGAATTACTCAAAGCATTATCCTATTTATCTGCCGCCGGAAAAGTCCCGGCAAACGTTACCAGAGAACTTATTGAAGAGGATTTCAAGGCATGAAGAAAACACTCCTGACCATCATCAACATAATAGCCTGGCTCGCGTTCTTCGTGGGTGCGCTCGGCATCGAGGCAGGATATTTCCTGACCTCATCCATTGTGATGAGCATCAGCCTTGCATGGCTCTGGGTATTCCTTTATGCAAACGGGTGAAGCTATGGACAGAGTAGATTATTACAGGATCCTTCACAGGACGATGATGGCCTGCCACACACCGGAACAGTTCCTGCAGATCGACAGGCTTATCAGAGCACACAGGCTGGATCTTGGAGCAGTCGAGACAGCAAATCTCTTAAGGGAGAAATCACTCAGATACAACGAGGTATTAATGGGCCGCGCACCGTTAATATAAAACACTTCATGATAAAAATATCCCCAAGCCTCCGGCGCGGAGGAGGCCTTTAAAACAAAACCCGTTATTCAAATAAAAGCGGGGCTGTTCCCGCCAGACGGCCCCGGGAAGGAGGAAAAATGGAAGAATTAGGAAAACTTATACACGAAATATTTGATGATCAGAAGAAGGAAATCGCCGAGCTGAAGGAACAATTCCTCTTCGCGGATAAAGAGAACAGAAGAATGTGGAAAGTGCTTGAAAAGGTAACAGATATCATCGCGCCTCTTGTCACTAAGTCATCCGACGGCGAGTGGTACATGCAGTCTTTATGGGGCAAGGAGTTTGGGGAGCTCGTGAATCTGTTAGAAATCGAATTGAAAGAGGAGGAAGAGAAATGAATATCTTTGAGATCAACGCACAGCTTCGCGCAATAGCAGACGGAGCCGAATTCGACGAGGAGACCGGGGAGATCTTTGACGAACAGGCAATCGAGGCGCTGCAGATATCCAGAGAAGAAAAACTGGAAGGAATAGCCTGCCTGATCAAAGAAGCGAAGGCAATGGGCGAAGCACTTAAGGCCGAGAAGGAAGCACTCTATAAAAGGCAGAAGGCTGAAGAACGCAAGGTAGAGAGCCTTAAGCACCTGCTGACAGTCTGCATGGAAGATGGCGAGAAGTTCAAGTCAGCGCGGGCGTCAATAAGCTGGAGAAAGTCGCAGTCGGTCGAGGTACAGGATGAGGCGCTTATCCCGGCTGAATATCTGAAGATAGTCACCGAGCCAAACAAGACGGCGATCAAGCTGGCGATCGAGAGAGGCGAAGAAGTGCCGGGAGCTACTGTCGTCCAGAAGAACAACATAATGATCAAGTAAACAGAAAAGCGGCTATACAGCCGCCCTCCCGGAATATCTCTATTCGTAATAAGACAGTTACAGAGTAGCACATTCCGGGAGAGCAGTCAAACGGAAAGGAACAAATCATGAACGGATTCAGATTACTTCGGGCAGATGAGATAGACTGCCGCATATCAACGATAAAGAAAAACGGCATATCGCTCCTGCTTTATAAAGACGCACGTTGCGACCAGAATATCTTGGATGAGACCGTTGGACCCATGAACTGGAAGAACTCCTATTCACGTGACAACGCCAACTGCACGATATCCATATGGGACAAGGAAAAGAATGAATGGATCTCCAAAGAGAACACCGGGACCGAGAGTTATACCGAGAAGGAAAAAGGGCTCGCGAGCGACAGCTTCAAGAGGGCAGCTTTCAACTGGGGGATAGGCCGTGAACTCTACACGGCGCCTTTCATCTGGATCGGTGCGGAGCACTGCAAGATCCAGGAGAGCGGCGGAAAGATTACCTGCTACGACCGTTTCAAGGTCACTGACATAGGATACGACGAGAACAACAGGATCAACCGCCTGTCGATCGCAGACAGTAACGGCAAAGAAGTATTCTGCCTCGGTAAAAAATCAGGCAGAGGGCGAAATGAAGCGCCTGCCGAGGCGGAACCGAAACAGACCACGCTGCAAGACCTTATGATAGCAGAGCTGTTCGCCCTCTTGGCCGACAACCAGATCGCACCTCAATACGTGTACGAAATGTATAAGGTCACCGGGCCCAAGGAGCTTTCAAAGAACGCACATGAGAACATCAGAGCGAACATCAAAGCAATAAAGAGGATGTATGACCAGAGCATGAGGGTGGCGAAATGATAGACGTCAAAGGGAAACTGCAGGCGGTCAGCCGCACATTCAAAGGCACGCAGATGCTGCTCACTCTTAAATGTGATGCACTTCCTGTGGAATCGATCACTCAGCTGGAGAACAGAGACCTCCGGATTAAAATCGGCAGATGGACAAATCCCAGGTCTTTGGACTCCAACAAATATATGTGGGTCCTTACGCAGAAGATCGCCGAAGCGCTCGGATCCGATTCGGAATTCGAGCACCGGCGCCAGATGATGGTCTACGCGCCAGCAGATCTGGACGATAACAGGTATCCGCATACGATCAGGATCTCAGCCAGGGAAGACATCAATACATTCGACGGATACTACCGTTACTACGATAACGGCATCGACGAAAGAGGCGAGCCCTACGTAGAGTGGATAAGGCTGCGGCGCAGCAAGGATTTCAACAACATTGAAATGCACAATTTCCTCCAGCGAGTCATCGAGGAGGCCGAAGAACTGGGGATACAGACGGCAACGCCTGACCAGATAAGAGAAATGGAAGCGTTATGGGAAAGAAACAGATCAAAAGCAGAGTCCAGGAAGACCTGACGCGCTGTTACGTTTGCGGCCGGGAGCCCACGCAGATCCACCACGTTTTCTTTGGATGGAGCAACAGGCAGAACAGCGAGAAATACGGATATGTGGTCGGGCTGTGCTTCGATCATCACACCGGACACATGGGAGTGCATACCGGTAACAAGTCACTTGAGTTGGAACTGAAGCGGATGTGCCAGGAAGACTTCGAAAAGAATATCGGTACAAGGGATGAGTTCCGGAAGATCTTCGGCAAATCGTACCTTAGTGGAGGAGGATTGCATAAATGGCAGCGGTGATACAGAGAAAGAAGATCCTCGATTATATCGAGAGACATGGAAGCATTACAGCCAGAGAGGCCTTCGACAGGTGCGGCTGCAACAGCCCCAGGAAGAGGATCTCTGAGCTCCGAGAGAAGGGATACCCGATCTGCGACAGATGGAGGCAGAACGAGGAAGGTAAGCGGTATAAGGAGTATTACCTGTATGAGTATAAACAGCAGCCGCAAAGGGCATGAAGGCGAGCGGGAGCTGGCCAGGATCCTGCAGGGATATGGATATGACACCCGTAGAGGTGTGCAATACAAGGGAGGTTATGACTCTCCGGATGTCACCGGCCTCCCCGGGATCCACATCGAATGCAAGCGTGTAGAGAAGCTCAACATCCATGATGCGATGGAGCAGAGCATCAGGGACAGTGAAGGCAAGGCCAAGCCGGCAGTGTTCCACAGGAAGAACCGCACAGAGTGGCTGGTAACAATGAGAATGACCGATTTCATGGAGATTTATGAAGAATGGCAAAAGACAGTTTCATCTTCCATTTAGAAAACGCTGAGGATCTTTCGGACCTTACCCTTGAAGAGCAGGGGCTCATCCTGCAGGCAATGATCCACTATTCGCAGACAGATGAAGAACCGGACTTTGAGGACCGCACACTTCGCTCCGTATGGCGCCCAATATTCCGCCGATTAAAGGCTGATAAGGAAGCATATGAAGAGCGCTGTGAGCTGAACCGTGCAAACGGTCAAAAGGGAGGCCGCCCCAAAAACCAAACGGTTTCTGAAGAAACCCACAAAAACCAAACGGTTAATTTGGGTTTTTCAGAAAAACCGAAAAAACCCGATTCTGATACGGATTCTGATATAGATACGGATTTAGAAAAGAAAAAGGCTCCTACGGAGCCCAAAAAGAAAAGCGACCAGCGCTTTTCTCCTCCCACTGCGGAAGAAGTGAAGGAATACTGCCGGGAAAAAGCCCTTAACAACGTGGATCCGCAGCAGTTTGTGGATTTTTATGCCTCTAAAGGCTGGAAAGTGGGCAACCAGCCTATGAAGGACTGGAGAGCTGCTGCGCGTAACTGGAACAGCAGGCAGAAATCTCCGCCCGTGAGCAAGAATCAGTTTTTGCAGTTTGAGCAGCATGACTATGACATGACGGCTTTAACGCTTGCCGCGAAAGGAAAGAGAGCATGATGGCGTACGAGCAGATGACCATATTTGACTTCATCTTCGAGCCCGATTTGTACGATATGGCGATAAAGAACATGGAGCCTTACTGGACGGACTCCAGGAGAAAGATCGTCGAGGCATATAAAAGCGGGATAGGCGGCAGGAACTTCGCAAATATGGTAAAGCATGAATACTGTTGAGCAAGTAGATGAGGTTGTAGCAATGGCAATCGAGGCTCTTGAGGCGCAGAAATGGACACCTGTAAGTGAGAAGCTACCAGAAAAAGAAGGCCGTTATTGGGTATGGGCAGAAAAGTCTTTTGTCCCAGACCATGTGGATGAACCTAATAGATACCAAGGAAGTACAGAAGCGGATTTTTTGGGAGGAAGATGGTACGGAAGGAATGTTGAAGAAGTAATCGCATGGATGCCTCTGCCAAAACCCTACACGGAGGTGGAAGGATGAGACTAATTAATGCTGACGCTTTAAAAGAGAACTTGTTTAATTATTCCGCACCCGAAATGGTATGGGATAGGGCAGACCTTAACCACAAGATCGACGAAGTACCTACTATTGAGCCAGAACCGCAGTGGACACCATGCAGCGAGAGGTTGCCAGAAGAAGCTGGCTGGTATCTCTGCACGTACAAAGACGGACGAGTTAATACAAAATATTGGTCGAAAGATAAAGGGTGGGTTGACAATATAAGACTACATATGTTTGAGCTTTATGACATTCGGAGCAGGCTCACAAAAGAAGAAGTGAAACTCGCAGAAGAAAGTATTTACTGGGATGATTGGGTCAAAGCATGGATGCTACTACCAGAGCCTTATAAAGGGGGATGAAGAATGACAATAGCAATTTGGATAATAGCAATCGTTGAGCTGATCAGAGCGGCACAGAACATGGTTCAGATACTGGCTCTCAGACATGAGATGGCAAACAAGGACAATGCTTATGCGGAATATATTAAAAGCCTGCATATGACGGACAGGGAGTTTGTTAGAAGGATGCTTGAAGAGTTTGAGAGACAGGACGGATGAAGGGCCTTTATAGAGGGAGTGGGATGACAGCAAAGGAGTATTTAAGCCAGATTAAATTGTTGGATCGGAAGATTGAACAGCGTATCCAACAAGCCGAGGAGCTGAGGCGGATCGCTTACGGCCTGCGCTCTCCGGAGATCAAACAGGACGCTGTGCAGACATCTCCCGAAGGGGATCCGATCGGAAACGCGGTCATCCGGTACGTCGATGTCGAAACAGAGATTGACACCATGGTCGACAGATACGTCAACCTGAAGCACAAGATCATCGGCGAGATCCATGAGCTGGAAGATCCACGGATGATAGATCTGTTATATCTGCGGTACGTGAAATATATGACGCTCGAAGAGATAGCGTGCACGATGGAAAAAGCAAATGGCGGACATTATTCGTATGACCACACCAGGAGGCTGCACTGGAAAGCCCTGAAAGAGTTTTCCAAACGTCACGGCAATGTCCTGAAAGATTTTCCGAAATGCCATAGTAATGCCACATTCGAACGTGATATTATGTAAGCTGTCAAAGGGCAGCCAAAGAGGCTGCCTTTTCGTAACTCATAAATCTCCTTTTGGAAATCCCGGGCGCGAGCCCGGGATGATTTATGAAAAAACAAATACCTTTTTTCCGGGGAAGTATTGACATATGGCGCACCATATGATAATATATACTCAGAAAGGAGGTAAACAGAAATGAGCAGGAAACATAAAAAGATCAGGAGATCTACAAAGCAGATCGCCATCCAAGCTTTAATAGATCTCCTGATCGGACTAAGTCTGATACTCATTGAAAAGCTCATTGAGTAGCAGGTCGGGGCGAAAGCCCCTTCCTGTTGACACTATAGCACAAAGACTCATTTCTGTGAAGAGACATTATGAAAGAGGCAATACAGATCCTGGCAGTGTTCTTTCTGGTATTGGCTGCCGTAAAAGGATTGCAAGCGCTCGTTATGTATCTTAGAGATACAAGAGATGCCTAAGGGAAACCCGAAACCGCAGACCATTGCATCAAAGAAATACCAGGAGAAAGCGGGGTATGTAGCCAAAAGCTACAAGATCAAGCGAGATGTGGCAGATGCCTTCCGGGACGCCTGCGATAAAGCAGGCGTAAGCCAGGCGGCACAGATCACGAAGATGATGCAGGAGTTCATAGCAAGCGTTAAGTAAACAGGAACGGCGCCATTGGGCGCCGTTTCCTTAACGGAGGAAAGCATATGGCCAAAGATGATTATTATGTTATCGTTTATCAGATCTTATCATACCTGTATGTATGCCTTAAGAATGGTGAAAGGGTAGATGCTGAGAAGCTGAAACCTAACGGGGGAATGTTCGCAATCAATGATAAGTATTGGGCATACATCATGGATAACATGGCAGATCAAGGTTTTATTCGTGGCATCGCTATAAAGAAAGGCGCGAATGATACGCACATAGGAGGACTGGAACGTTGCGAGATCACGCCGGCAGGAATAGATAATTTGTGCGATAACTCAAGGATAAAAAAGGCTTTCGAGTTTGCAAAAGACGTAATGGCGATAACGCCGTTGAATTTGTTTTAAAAACGTATACGTTAACGATGATTGGAAGCAGGGCAGAGATGTCCTGCTTTCGTTATGGTTTTCTGATGATATCGAACATAGAGAAATATATCGAAGACCTTATAAAAAGGGACGAGCTCTGGCGGTTCTATAAGACACCGGAATGGAAAACACTAAAGAAACAGGTACTCATGGACAATCATTATGAGTGCCGGATCTGCAGGAGCAGGGGAGTGATAACGCGATATGATGAGGGGCAGGACGGCAGCAGGAGGCTGTTAAGCACCGTGCATCATATTAACGAGGTGCGCAAGCGTCCTGATCTTGCGCTCACAAGGTACTACATCGATCACGAAGGCGTTTCGCACGAGAACCTGATCCCGGTCTGCAAGAACTGCCATAACGATATACATCACAGAACATTGCACGGCGCATGGAAGAAAAAACAGGGATTCAAAAACACTGAACGCTGGTAGAGACGCCCCCGGGTACCCAAAGCCGGTTTTTTTGAAGGAACCAGACAA